ATACAAACCACCGCACTGAACATCTTAAAGAATATTAAAGAGTACGAACCTCTAGCAGTTGGAATCGAGCGAGGGGCGCTAAAGAATGCAGTCTTGCCTTATCTCAGTGATTTGATGCGAAAGAACAACTGTTACGCACATATCCTAGATTTAACGCATGGTAATAAGAAAAAAGTAGATAGGATTGTTTGGGGACTACAAGGTCGCTTTGAGCATGGACGAGTGATTCTAAATGCTGAAGAAGACTTTGATGAGTTTGTTGACCAACTCTTGATGTTTCCTACCTCTAATGTACACGACGACTTAGTGGATGCACTAAGTTATATCGACCAACTCGCTGTCACTAGCTACAGTATTGACAATGAGTCTGATGATTGGGAAGCTCTTGATGTTATTTCCGGATATTGATAAAGGATTAAAATGGCTGAAAATATGGACATGAACGAAGGTACTAGCTGGGAAGAACCTTCTGAAGCAGACAAAGAGCTTTGTGCCTTTGTTATCCAACATTGTGACAGATGGAGAGATTCTCGTGATGAGAACTACCTAGAATATTGGAAAGAGTACGAAAGAATCTTTCGTGGAATCTGGGCTGACGAAGATAAGACACGAGAGTCTGAGAGAAGTCGTCTAATTTCTCCAGCTACTCAGCAAGCGGTAGAAACCCGCCACGCTGAAATCATGGAAGCTATCTTTGGTAACGGAGAGTTCTTTGACATCAAAGACGATGTTAGAGACTACAACAACAATCCGATGGATGTTGAGGCACTAAAGGTTCAACTCAAAGAAGATTTAGAAAAGCATAAGATTCGTAAGTCTATTGACCAGATTGAATTAATGGCAGAGATTTACGGAACTGGTATCGGTGAAATCATTGTTAAGCAAGAAAAAGAGTTTGTCCCTGCTACGATGCCAATGCCGGGCATGGAACAAGCCGCCTATGGCGTACAAGAAAGAGAATACTTCTGCGTTAAGGTAAACCCTGTCAATCCTAAGAACTTTTTGATTGACCCCAACGCTACCTCAATTGACGATGCAATGGGTTGTGCAGTTGAGAAGTTTGTGTCTATTCACAAAGTGGTTGAAGGCATGGAAAAGGGTATCTATCGTAAGGTAGACATCGGACCTGCTGGCAACGATGACGACTTAGAAGTCACCCAAGAAGTCGTTCAGTACCAAGATGACAAAGTCAAGCTCTTAACATATTACGGATTAGTCCCAAGAGAGTACCTAGAACAGTTAGAGAACGAAGGTGAAGAAGTTGTTGACCTCTTCCCTGAAGAAAGCACCGCTGACACCTATAGCAATCTCGTAGAAGCTATTGTCGTGATTGCTAATGATGGACTCTTACTCAAGGCTGAGAAGAACCCCTACATGATGCAAGACCGCCCTGTGTTAGCCTATCAGGACGACACTGTCCCCAATAGATTCTGGGGTCGTGGCACTGTTGAGAAAGCCTATAATATGCAAAAGGCTATCGATGCTCAACTACGCAGTCACCTTGACAGTCTAGCACTGACTACAGCACCAATGATTGCAATGGATGCTACTCGTCTACCTCGTGGCTCACGCTTTGAAGTCAAGCCCGGTAAAGCAATCCTTACGAATGGTAATCCAGCAGAGATTCTGTTCCCATTCAAGTTTGGTCAAACCTCACCAGAGAACTTCGCTACCTCTAAAGAGTTTGAGCGTATGCTCCTAATGGCAACTGGTACGCTTGATAGCCAAGGTGTGGTATCACAGGCTTCTAGAGATGCTTCTGGTGCTGGGATGTCAATGGCAATGGCTGGTATCATCAAGAAGTATAAGCGAACTCTAACGAACTTCCAAGAAGACTTTATGGTTCCGCTGATTAAGAAAGCAGCCTTCCGTTATATGCAGTTTGACCCTGAGCGTTATCCTTCTGTAGACATGACATTTATTCCTAGTGCTACCTTGGGTATCATGGCTCGTGAGTATGAGCAACAACAGCTTATTGGCTTGTTACAGACCCTTGGACCTAATACTCCAGTGTTGCCGATTATCCTCAAGGGTATTATTGGTAACTCTAGCCTGTCTAATAGGGCTGAATTGGAGCAAGCATTGACCCAAATGAGTCAACCAGACCCACAACAAGCGCAAATGCAGCAGATGGCGCTACAGATGGACATGGAACAGAAGCAAGCTACGACTCAATCGTTACAGGCTAGGGCGCAAAAAGACTCTGCAGAGGCTGCTAAGACCGTTGTAGAGACCCAAATGATGCCAGAAGAGCTTCGTGCTAAGGTTATTAGTTCCCTATCAACCAACATTGATGGTAAAAACCAAGAATCTGAGTTTGCTAAACGAGCTAAGATAGCAGAATTGATGCTTAAAGAAGCCGATATTAAGAATAAAGGCAAGATTGTTGAGCTTCAGATGAAAAAACAACAAAACCAGTAAAAATCACTTGACTTTTTTATAAAGTTGTGGTAAAATGCACCTATAAATGTAAGTAAGTACTTACTTCTCCTGCAAGGATAAAGAAGAATGATAGATAAAACACTACAAGAATATTACGAGAGTCGCTTTGCAATGATGGCGACCCAAGGTTGGTTAGATTTGATGGAAGATGCACAGAATATGTTCAATTCCTTAAATCAAGTACTACCAATCCAAAATGAAGCTGATTTACAACTAAAGCGTGGACAACTGGACATTCTCCAGTGGTTAATCAGCTTAAAAGATGTTTCAGAGCAATCCTACGAACAGCTCTTGTCGGGAGACACGGCGAATGAGTAGGAAGTTATATGACTTTAAATGCTCAGAAGGACATATCACAGAGAGTTTTGTTACAGATGAAACAACAGTAATTCCCTGTGAATGTGGTTTAGATGCTAACCGAATTATTTCGCCTATACGAATTAGTTTGGACGGCACTGACCCTGTTTTTGTGTCTGCCTACGATAGATGGGCAAAAAGGCACGAAGACAAACAGAAGCAAGAAGCAAAGCAAAACGCCTGAGATACCTCGTAAGAGCCTCAGATTATTAATCCTAAAATCACTTGATTCGGTGACAGGAGACTTTAAATGGCAGCAAATTTTATTCAAGAAGAAGAACTGTTTGAAAGCAACGAGCAAGAAGTAGTACAAGATGTTACAACTCCAGAGGCATCAACAACCGATGCACAACCTGAAGTTAAACAACAAGAACCAGTTGACGAGTTACCGGAGAAGTACCGGGGTAAGTCAGCATCAGAAATTGCAAAGATGCACCAAGAAGCTGAAAAGCTAATAGGTCGTCAAGCAAACGAGGTTCACGAAGTACGAAGTCTTGCAGACCAGCTTTTAAAACAACAACTCGAAGCTAGAGCAAAAGAAACAGCGCCTATTGAAGAATCGCTTGAAGAAGACTTTTTTGTAGACCCGAAACAGGCTGTCAACAGACAAGTAGAGAAGCATCCTGCTGTAATTGAAGCAAGACAAGCAGCATTAGAAATGAGAAAGATGAAGACGGCACAACAACTGTCGACTAAACATCCTGATTTTACCACTATCGCACAAGATGTTGGTTTTCAAGATTGGGTTAAATCTTCTAAATTTCGATTGAACTTGTTTGCTAAAGCTGATGCAGAATTTGACTTTGATGCCGCTGATGAGTTGTTAAGTACTTACAAAGAACTTAAACAAATCAAACAGCAGAATCAAACGACTCAAACTGCAGCAGTAGAAAGCAAAGCTCAAGAACAAGCAATGAGAGCAGCTACAGTCGATGTTGGTGGTGCTGGCGAGACTAGCAGAAAAGTATATCGTCGAGCAGACCTAATTAAATTGAAACTTACCGACCCTAATCGTTACGAAGCATTGCAGGATGAAATCTTGTTGGCTTATAGCGAAGGGAGAGTTAAGTAATTTTAGACTTAATAATTAACAAAGGAAATTAATCATGGCAGCAGTAACATACCCCGGCGGTAGTAGTTCTATCGTCAACAAAACAAACGCAGATAAGTTCATTCCAGAAATTTGGTCTGACGAAGTCATCGCTGCATACAAGGCAAACTTAGTTCTTGCAAACCTCGTCCGTAAAATGTCTTTCAAAGGCAAAAAAGGCGACACACTGCATATTCCTAAGCCAACTCGTGGCACAGCAGCGGCTAAAGCAGCTAACACTGCAGTAACCATCCAAGCCAATGTGGAAAGTGAAGTACAAGTTCTCATTGACCAACACTTCGAGTACTCACGCTTCATCGAGGACATCGTCGAGACTCAAGCATTGTCTTCTTTGCGTTCGTTCTACACAGAAGATGCTGGTTACGCTTTGGCTAAGAAAGTTGATGACACCCTCATCGGTCTTGCAAAGACCTTTGGTGATGGCACAACTACCTATGTCCATAGCAACAGCTATTACATCGACGCTTCAACAGGTTTAACGCTTTATGCATTAGACACTGTTACCACATCTGATATATTCACTGATGCTGGTTTCCGTAAGCTCATCCAGTTGATGGACGATGCTGATGTGCCAATGGATGGTCGTAAGTTTGCGATTCCTCCATCACTCCGCAACTCTATCATGGGCATTGACCGTTACAACTCCAGCGACTTCGTTGATGGTCGTGGCGTAAACAATGGTCAAATCGGTAAGTTGTATGGCATTGACATCTATGTGTCAAGCAATATGCCTACGATTGAGACCGCTGGCGACAACTCTGTTGGCGACGCTATCAAAGCTGCTCTCTTGTTCCATACTGATACTATGGTATTTGCCGAGCAACTTGGTGTTCGTTCACAGACTCAGTACAAACTTGACTACTTGTCGACTCTCTACACTGCTGACACATTGTTCGGCGTGAAGACTGTTCGCCCAGAAGCTGGCTTCGTACTCGCTGTAAACGCTTAATATAGGCATCTCAAGCTCCTTAGCTTCGGCTAGGGAGTTTGTTTAAGTGCATTCCATGAGTGTATTTAGACAAACATAGGAGATTACTTTGAGCCTATATCGGGGACCCGGTGGTGCAGGCGATGCTACAAACGATGCTTCTAGTCAAGCAGTTTTAGCCACCGCTGCAGCAAACGCAGCAGAAGTATCTAAGAATCAAGCACAAGCATCTGCGTCAGCAGCATCAACCTCTGCTACAAACGCATCTAATTCCGCAACTGCTGCAGCTAGTTCAGCATCCTCTGCAGCTAGTTCAGTAGCAAGTATTGGTACTTCGGTTAGTGATGCCGCAACTTCAGCAAGTAACGCTAGTACCTCAGCAACCAATGCTGCCTCGTCTGCGTCATCTGCATCAACTTCTGCAACTAACGCCAGTAATAGTGCTTCATCTGCATCAACTTCAGCGAGCAATGCCAGCACATCGGCATCGAATGCGTCTACAAGCGCTACCAACGCTTCTAACAGCGCCACAACCGCATCAACTGCAGCAACAAACGCTGGTACAAGCGAAACCAATGCTGCAGCATCTGCATCAACAGCATCAACTGCAGCAACCAATGCGAGTAACAGTGCTTCGTCAGCATCCACCTCTGCAAGTAATGCGAGTACATCGGAAACTAATGCAGCAGCATCGGCTTCAGCAGCGTCGACTTCAGCGAGTAACGCTAGTACCTCTGCAACCAATGCTAGTAACAGCGCTTCATCGGCATCAACATCGGCAACCAACGCAAGCAATAGTGCATCATCAGCGTCAACATCGGCAACCGCAGCACAATCTGCACAAACAGCCGCAGAAGCCGCTAGAGACCAAACACTAACTGCTTATGATAACTTTGATGATAGGTACTTAGGAGCTAAGACTTCTGACCCTACACTCGATAACGATGGTAATGCCTTAGTAGCTGGTGCTTTATATTTCAATAGCTCTTTAGGCTATATGAAGGTGTATACAGGCTCGGTATGGGTTGATGCCTATGCTGCTGGTACTAGTTTCCTAGCAAAAGCCAACAATTTAAGTGATTTGCCTGACGCATCTGTTGCTCGCACTAATTTAGGCGTTGCTATAGGTGTTAATGTTCAAGCCTATGATGCAGATTTAACTGCTTTTGCTGGTAAAACAGCTCCTACTGGTGCGGTTGTTGGAACTACAGATACACAGACTTTAACCAATAAGACCATCTCTGGAGCCGATAATACTTTATCCAATATTGGTAATTCGTCACTAACAAACAGTGCTATAACCATTAATGGAAGCTCTACAGCACTTGGCGGTTCGATTAATGTTGGAACTGTTACTAGTGTTACAGGTACAGCACCGATTGTTTCTAGCGGTGGTAATACCCCTGCAATCTCAATACCGGCAGCAACTTCAAGTGTTAATGGTTATTTAACCAGCACTGATTGGTCTACTTTTAATGGAAAACAAGCTGCTCTAGTAAGCGGCACAAACATCAAGACTGTTGGTGGGGTTAGTCTTCTAGGTTCTGGAGATTTAGGTACTTTAACAGTAGCCTACGGCGGAACTGGCGCTACCACGCTAACAGGCTACATTAAAGGCTCTGGAACCAGCGCTTTTACAGCTAGTGCCACAATACCGGGGTCAGATATTGATGGAACCATTGATGGTGGCAGTTTTTAAAATACTTGACAAACTATTAAACTTGTGTTACTCTTAGGAAATAAACTATGCCTACAACTTTAAAACTTAAAAACAGTGTAACAGCTGCCGCAGCTCCAACTACTTTGGTGCAGGGCGAAGCCGCTGTCAATGTTACTGACAAGAAAGTCTGGGTCGGTAATGCTGCTTCGTCCCCAGTACAAATCTTAGGTGCTGGAGCTTCTCTTGATGGGATGGCAATCGGTGCTACTACAGCATCTACAGGTAAGTTCTCTACATTGACCAACTCAGCACTCACCTCTGGTCGAGTAACCTACGCTGGCACAAGTGGAGTTCTACAAGACGATGCCGACTTTACCTTTAACGGCACTACAGTAACAATGGCTAACGATGCATCTATATCAGGGCTGACTGTTGGTAAAGGTGGTAATGCTGTTGCTACTAATACTGCACTTGGTGTTAGTGCATTGACTTCAAATACAAGTGGAGATAGAAATTCTGCTTTTGGTAATACTGCATTGTATTCAAATCAAGGCGGACAAAACAATGTAGCACTTGGAGATAGAGCTTCTTATCTAAATAGTTCAGGTTCAAACAATATATCGGTTGGTGTGACTGCTCTATATTCAAATACAAGTGGTGGAAGTAATGTAGCAATCGGTCGCTCTGCTCTTGAATCTAACACCACCGCATCTAATAACACAGCAGTAGGTTATCAAGCTGGTTATAGCAACACCACTGGTGCTACAAATACGGCTATTGGTGGTCAAGCTCTTTACTCTAACACCACAGCATCTGAAAACACAGCCATTGGTTATCAAGCTGTATATACAAACACTACAGGTTTTGGTCTTACTGCCCTTGGTCTTTATGCACTTCGAAACAATACGACAGCCGCTTACAACACCGCAGTTGGATACTCAGCCTTACAGTTAAACACCACAGGAGCAAACAATGTATCTGTGGGTGTTTCTGCTCTTTACACTAATACTACAGGTGGAAACAATACTGCTATTGGTCGTGATGCTTTAATTTTTAACACCACCGCATCTGACAACACAGCCGTAGGTTATCAAGCTGGGTATGCCAATACAACAGGAACACCAAATACATATATTGGGTATAAAACTGGACTTAGCGTTACTACTGGCACACACAACACATATATTGGTAATGTTGCTGGTTCTACAAACGGAACATCAAATAATAATACTGCTGTAGGTTCTAGGTGTCTTGAAGCATCATCTGCTGGAAACAATACAGGTTTAGGTTATCTTGCTGGTGCATCACTTACTACAAGTGGCACAGGAAATACTTTTATTGGTTCTAATGCTGGTCCAACAGGTTCAGCTTCTACAGCTTCAAATAATACAGCAGTAGGTTATTTATCTTTAGATGCAACAACAACGGGAAATCAAAACATAGCAATGGGTGCTGCGGCTTTAACAGCAAATACAACTGGTGGAAACAATGTTGCTGTTGGAGTTTCTTGTTTAGAATTAGTTACAACAGGTTCAAATAATGTAGGGATGGGTTTAAACTCAGGCAATACCATAACAACTGGTACTTTTAACACCATGTTAGGTAATAACGCACAAGCATCTGCGGCTACAAATAACTATGAAATGGTAATTTCAGCATCTACTGGAATAACTGGAAAAGGTTCTTCAACTGGATATATTTACCCTAATGCTGGTGGTGTATTCCAAGGCGACAACTCATCTACTTGGTCTACCACTTCAGACCAAAGACTTAAAAAGAACATTGTTGATAACAACGAAGGTTTGGATAAAATTACAGCAATCCAAGTACGCAATTTTGAGTATCGTCTGCCTGAAGAAGTTACTGATTTGCCACAAAATCAAGCAGTAAAAAAAGCAGGCGTTCAATTAGGCGTTATTGCACAGGAACTTCAACAAGTATGCCCTGACTGCGTAACCGAACAGTCCACTGGGGTTTTATCTGTTAATACTGATGAAATATTTTGGCATCTTGTAAATGCAGTAAAAGAACTTAAAGCAGAAGTAGATTCCCTTAAACAACAACTTAACGGAGCATAAAATGTTAGAACTTACACCTGAACAAGAAGTAGCACGCCATTACTCGGCAGCTATGGACTCGGTTAATTTATTAGCCGCAGGCAAACCAGAGGACATGGAAGAAACTGAGTGGGAAGATTGTGTAAAACGCAATGTAGACCATTTAAAAATCCAATTAGCCAAACCTGAGTTCTATGAAGGATATGACTTAACACCTTTTGAGAACGCAGTTAAATAGTTTTTAACCACTAGGAGAATGACATGGGCGATAAACAAAAAAACCCCATTACCATTGAAAATGTAGAGTATGAATTTTCTGACTTAACACAAGAGCAACAAGTCTTATTTCAGCATTGTGTAGATTTAGACAGAAAAATTAACAATACAGCATTTGCGTTAGACCAATTAAAAGTAGGCAAAGATGCGTTCTTTGGGATGCTAAAAGAAAGTTTAGAGAAACCGAAAGAGTAAAGCATGAGCGACATGACCCCCATCGACTTAGTAGAGTACGGCAAACTTGTTAATGCTGTTGAGAACTTAGAACACAAAGTAAACTCAATGGACAACGACATTAAACGCTTAGTTGCTATGGCAGAACGCAGTAAAGGCTCTTTGTGGGCGTTAATGGGAATTGCCTCTGTTGCTGGTGCATTTATTGCTTGGTTAACAGAATTGGTATTTAAGAAATGAGAGAAATCTCTGTTGGTAAAAATCTTACCGCTGACACTCTCACAACGCTGTATACTGTTCCAAAACAGCACACTGCTCGGTTTTATAACTTGTATGCACATAATTCAGGTGGCAGTACAAAACACTTTAGTGCTTGGTGGTACGATAAAAGTGCCAACACAGAGATTGTTATTTTATTAGAATACAACCTTTCTACTAAAACTTATTTACATCTTAATGGTTCTTCATATATCTTTTTAGAAGAAGGTGATGAAATTAGAGTTAAGTCGGAAGCGGGTTCTGCTGTTAGCATTATTATTACAATGGAACAAGAGTATAAATCCACTTCACTGCACGGATAAGAATTATGCCACTCGCTAAAGGTAAATCACAGAAGACAATCAGTAAGAACATCTCTAAACTGGTTAAAGAAGGTCGTCCTCAGAAGCAAGCTGTCGCAATCGCTTTATCAACCGCTAAAGTAGCTAAACC